GACCCAAAGGAAAGATTAGAGTACATTATAAAGCAAATGCTTACACAGGTTTTGTTTAATACATCAAAGGACGGAAAAGATTATAATACAGACGATAGTTTTACAGGATGGGGCACCCTAAGTGAAAACATGTTTGAGTCTATAAATACCGGCGGTGGTACTGGATCTAAATACGGGCTTAATGATTCACAAAGGTATAGCATGCTTACGAGTTATTTTCATAATGGGCAAAATCTTGGAAGAACAGGAAATGCAACGTATAATTTACCTTCATACCTGCGCACGGCTGGTCTTGAAGATTTACCTGGCATTCGTGATAACGTAAGAGATTTTAGGTATGAGCAGTTCTTAGGACTTGTCCCCGTACCGCTTTTAACCGGATTAAATTTCATATACTATGATAAGGTTGTTAATGTAGTAGGTAAATTTCCTACTATGGCTTATTATGCAACCAAAAGACTTGATGATGCAGATAATGCTTTGAGATCACTAATACAGGAAGAATCAACACCAATTCTTGAAATTCCTGATCTCAATCTGGTTGGACCACCAACGATATCAGATATAATAGCTAAAGACGAAAGACTACGTTTAGAGCGCCTTGCTGCGAAAAAGGCACAACTCATTGCGCAAGAAGAAGACGACGATGACGATAACGGACTTCCGGCACCCCCGCCAGTTGTTCCAATGCAGGTTGTAACTCCGGAAGAAAGAGAAGAGGCCAACCGGAGGGGAGGAGAAGAGGGCGGACAAGAACAGCAACGAGAAGAGCTTGTTGAACGATTCCCACGTTCGTTTGGTGGAAAAGCGTACAATAATGAAAATGAATTGGTCCGAGATAAGAGAAAATATGAAGATCTACTCGAGCGAGCCAACACATTAAGAAGTCATAAAACCGCTCTTGAAACAAGACTTAGAAGATTTGGTAATGAGGTTGCTAGATCGGAAGCAGCACACGGCAATGACTACGATTACTTTATAAGAGTAAGTGGGGAGACCAATACAGCATTCCGTGGTAGAATACACGAATTTGTCCTTAATATAAACCGAGGTTCAACACTTGGGATTACGCAATATGGAACAAACCGAACTAATGGCGGAGGAGACAACGACCAGCGTCGATATAACAATAGTACAGACCTTAGGGTCACGAACAAGGACCGAATCACTCCAACAGATCTTACAACTTCCAGAAGATTTCATCCTACCAACCCTCCTGTTAGGGCTGAGGCTTTGCGTAATTCTTCTTTGGCACCTTTGTTAGCCCTCTTACACGCAGGATTGGAATCAAGAACAGGAGGGCTCGGAGACAATTTTGAAAGCACTGCGTATTACACCCACCTTTTAAATGCAGCCAATGAAGCATTTGGACTACGATCTAGAGGAAGAGCGGAGCACGATGCTGATTTTACTATTTATAGAAACTCCCAAACTGCCGCACAAAACAACACGGTTATGGGCATATTGTGTTTAATATCTTATACTGTTGCACAATTGGATGAGGCAGCATTATTTAGGGATTTGAGAATAAACGCCTGGGATCCCGAACAAAGAACTCGGGTTACGGGTATAATTCAAGAAATGACAAATTTCTTAAGCGAGGAATAGGAGATAAAAAATGGCCAACAAATTACAAGGCTTATCAGTTTCACTGCCGCTCACATATGATAACGAGGACGGACCTTATCGTTTAAATAAAACTCTTAAGCAGGTTGTCAAGCAAAATTTCAAAAATTTAATCTTGACATCTCCGGGAGAAAGAGTTATGTTGCCAACATTTGGAGCCGGTGTAAGAAGGCTTTTATTTGAACCTTCAACACCTGAAACTTTTAGTAAAGTATCTCAAAGAATTTCTTCGCAAGTAACAAAGTTTATGAGCTACCTTAATATAGAAAATATTTCTTTTATAACATCTGACCAAGACAGTTCACTATCGCCTAATTCAGTCCGTCTTGTTATAAAATATAACATTGGGCCAATCAATGATAGTGATACCTTGATAATAACTCAGAGCATAGACTAATTACTCAAGTTAAATGAGGTTCGATAATGTCAAAAAGACCTATCAATTATACAAGTAGAGAATTTGACTCAATCAAAGAGTCTTTGGTCAACTACGCAAAACGTTATTATGCAAATACTTATCAAGATTTTAACGAGGCTTCGTTTGGAGCTATGATGCTTGATTTGGTATCTTATGTCGGTGATCAACTTTCTTTCTATACAGACTATCAAGCAAACGAAAGTTTCCTAGATACAGCCATAGAATTGCCAAACGTTCAAAGAATAGCTAAGCAAATGGGTTTCAGACAACCCGGAGCGGCTACCTCAACAGGAATATGTAACTTTTACATCTTGATACCAGCATCAACAACTAGCGGTGGTCCAGACACCAGTTACATACCGATTTTAAAACGTGGATCGTTGGTTGGATCACCAAGCGGAGCAGTTTATACATTGACTCAAGACGTGGATTTTACAGCCTCAAACAATGAAATAACTGTAGCTAGAGTAGATTCCGATACTGGTGTTCCAACTTTCTTTGCAATCAAAGGTCAGGGAACTGTTGTTTCTGGAAGGCTGTTTGAAGAGGAGGTTTCCGTAACAAATTACGAAAGATTTTTAAGACTAAGATTGGCAGCCTCTGATGTGTCAGAAATAATATCTGTTGTAGACTCTCAAGGAAATGAGTATTTTCAAGTTGATTATCTCACGCAGGATGTTGTCATATCCAAGGAGCCTAACAGAGGAACAAACCGAGATCTTGTTCCGTTTATTATGAAAACAAAACCTTGTCCAAGAAGATTTGTAACAGAATTCGACACAAATGGGAATGCATTCTTGCAGTTTGGATATGGTTCAGCAGATAATTTAACAGGAGACCTAATTGCAAACCCGGCAGATGTTGTGTTGGATGTGACGGGAAGAAATTATGTAAGCGATCCAACTTTTGATCCAACTAATTTAATAAAGACTGACAAGTTTGGTGTTGTTCCAGAAAATACAACTCTTACTGTAGTGTATAGAGGAAATACTTCAAGCACTGTAAACTCTGCCGGCAGCACTGTTAACGATGTAGTTGAGTCAAATTTAACTTTTACAAACAGACCAGCTTTGAACGATGAAACAGCGGGTACCGTTATTGATTCTTTGGAGGTTGAAAACCCAGAACCAATCCTGGGAGACACTTCTGAATTAACAGCAGAAGAAATTAAAACAAGAGCATATGCATCATTTGCGTCTCAAAACAGAGCAGTAACAAGAACTGATTATATTAGCTTATCGTATAGAATGCCTAATGGGTTTGGCAAGGTAAAAAGAGTTAATATAATTCAAGACCCACGATCTACTAGACGCAATTTAAACTTATATGTTTTAGCGGAAAATGTCAATGGAAAGTTTGCAGCACCAACAACACAACTAAAAACAAATTTAAAATCCTGGCTTGATAGATATCCCAACTTTCTTTGCAATCAAAGGTCAAGCCACTGTTGTTTCTGGTAGGCTGTTTGAAGAGGAAATTTCCGTAACAAATTATGAAAGATTTTTAAGATTAAAATTAGCAGCATCTGATGTGTCAGAAATAATAGCAGTTGTTGACTCTCAGGGGAATGAATATTTTCAAGTTGATTATCTTACGCAGGATGTAGTAATATCTAAAGAGCCTAACCGAGGAACAAACCGTGATCTTGTTCCGTTTATTATGAAAACAAAACCTTGTCCAAGAAGATTTGTGACAGAATTTGATACAAATGGAAATGTGTTTTTACAGTTTGGGTATGGTTCGGCAGATAACTTAACAGGAGACCTTATTGCAAATCCAGCAGATGTCGTGCTGGATGTGACTGGGAGAAATTATGTAAGCGATCCAACTTTTGATCCAACTAATTTAATAAAGACTGATAAGTTTGGCGTGGTTCCTGAAAACACAACTCTTACTGTGGTTTATAGGGGAAATACTTCAAGCACGGTGAACTCTGCTGCAAGCACTGTTGTTGATGTAATCGAATCAAATTTAACTTTCACTAACAGACCAGCCTTAAGTGATACAGAAGCCAATACAGTTATTGATTCTTTAGAGGTTGAAAACCCAGAGCCAATTTTGGGAGATACTTCTGAACTAACAGCAGAAGAAATTAAAACAAGGGCATATGCATCGTTCGCATCTCAAAACAGAGCAGTGACAAGAACTGACTATATCAGCTTATCTTATAGAATGCCTAATGGATTTGGTAAAGTAAAAAGAGTTAACATAATTCAAGACCCACGATCTACTAGACGTAATTTAAACTTATATGTTTTAGCAGAAAATGTCAATGGAAAGTTTGCAGCACCAACAACACAACTAAAAACAAATTTGAAATCCTGGCTTGACAGATATAGGATGATAAATGACAGCGTAGATATTCTTGACGGGAAAATAATTAACTATGGGATAGAATTTGAAGTTATAGCCGAAACAGATTCTAACAGATTTGAAGTGCTAAACAACTGTGTAACAAGACTTAAAGAAAAGCTTTTGAACGTAGCAAATGAAATGGGAGAGCCTGTTTATTTGACAGAAATATTTAAGCACCTAAATAGTGTTCCTGGTGTTGTTGATACGACTGCCGTGAAACTAATTAATAAGACGGGTGGCTCTTATAGTTCTTTTAACTATGAGATAGAAAAGAATCTATCTTCTGATGGAAGATTTTTAGCCATTCCGGCGGATGCTGTGGCGGACGTATTG